GCAGTCGTTCGAGGCCTATTCAAGCCCGATCGACGACGCCGCGATTACGTCCAGCCGCCAGCGCGACCGCGACCTTCACAACTCTGGCAGCTATGACCCCCGGGATAGCCCCGCAGCCTTTAGGAAAGCCAGAGATGTCCGATACCAACAACGGCGCCGGCCCGTCGCAACCGAGCCTTAGAGATATCGCGGAAGCCGCTTATGACAGCCTAGAAAGCGGCGCTGAGGAGAGCTCTGCACCTCAAGAGGCCACGGAAGCCCAAGAAGAGCCCCTTGCATCCGACGATCGACCGCGCGATAAGAGTGGTCGTTGGGTTTCCAAGTCGGAGACTCGACCAGGCGAAGCAATCGCGCAGCCCCCTGTTGCCGATCCAGCCCTGAAGCCAGACGTTTCCGAGACCCGTACTACTGAGCCTGATCCAGCTGCTGCTCACACAGTGAGAAGCAATCAGGTCCCCGAGCACTGGAGCGCCGAAGACAAAGCTACCTTCGCCAAGTTACCGCAGGAAGGTCAAAACTTCTTGTTGCGGCGGCATGGCGAAATGGAAGCCGAGTTCACGCGCAAGTCTCAGGCGAGTGCGGGAGCAGTCCAGTTCACGCAATCGCTCGCGCCAGTGTTCACCGACCGACGTATCCAATCGTCGTTGCAGCAGATGGGTCTTAATCCTACGCAAGCGGTCCAGGAATGGGCGGGCTTGCATGTTCGGGCGATGTCCCCGAACCAGCAGGATAAGTTCAACGTGCTGGTGGATCTGACCGAGCGGATGGGTCTGGACCCAGCGCGCATCTTCTCCGCCCTCAACAAACAGCCGTTGCCTGAAGGTCTCGCGGAAGCGGAGCTGAAGGACCCGGCGGTAAAGTTTTTCGCTGATCGTCTCGGTCAGACAACGGGTGAACTGAACGCGCTCAAGAATGAGATCCAACAGCGCTGGGCTAGCGAAAACCAGGCTCGGGCTCAAGCAGGGGAACAGCATGCGAGGGCGAACATCGATCAGTTCGCGGATGAGAATGGCGCCGATGGCAAACCGCTGCGGCCGCATTTCAATACCGTGTTGCCGATCATTCTCGACCTCTACAAGGCCAATCCTCAGCGTAGCCTTGCCGAAGTTTACGACGCAGCCTGCTGGGCTCATCCTGACGTCAGGAAGCAGTTGCTTGCGGCTGAACAATATCGCCAGCAATCGCGTCATGACGTCGAGAAAGCCAAGAACGCGCAACGCGGCAATGTCCGGGGCCTCACCAGCCCTGCGATCAAACCGCCGGGCGTTAACGGGCCTTCTAGGGGATCGATGCGGGACGCCATCGAGCAGTCTGCCGAGGAGATCGGGTATTAACCCCATAGGAGCGCCATATGGCCGACCCGACAGTCAGTATGCTGGTCGCAACCACGATCAACAACTACCACAAGCAGTTTGCCGATAACGTCACCAACTCCAATGCCGTCACCGCGCTGCTGCGCGAGGGCAACCGCGTTCGCGTCATCGAAGGCGGTAAATCGATCTCCTGCCCGCTGACCTACGCCGAGGAAACCTTTGCCTGGTACATCGCAACGGACATGTTGTCTCGCGCCTACAAAGACACGATTTCGGAATCGAATTACTCCCCTGCAAATGCGGTCGCCAGTGTAACACTCTCGGGGATTGATTTGGCTAAGAACCGTTCACGCGAGCGTATCCTCAATCTGTTGGAGGGTAAGCTCGATAACGCCGAATCCACCATGAAGAACAACATCACCAAGGCTGTCTATGGTGATGGCACGGTGGCGAAGTCGTTCGCGGGCCTTAAGGCGTTCGTCACGGTGGACGGCCTTGGTATCGTCGGCGGCATCGATGCTACTACCTGGACGTTCTGGAGAAATCAGTTCCAAGTTGTTACCCGTGCTACCGGCCTGCAGTACCCGGCCCTCAAAGCTAGCATGAACGCGCTCTGGATGAAGTTGATCAGAGGCGCTGAGAAGCCTGATCTGATCGTCGCCGACGGTGAAATCTATTCGACCTACGAGAGTGGCCTGCAGGAGAACCAGCGTTACGCCGACGCCCGTCTTGGCGCCCTCGGTTTCGAGACGCTGAAATACAAGAGCGCGCCGCTAGTGTTCGATGGCGTCGCCACCGGCCTCACCGGCGCCTACTACCTCAACACCAAATACATGAAGTTCGAAATCTATTCGGGCAGGAATTTCGAAGCGCTCGACTTGCCTGATCAATCGCCGGATATGGATGCCGTGACCCGCCATCTCGCCTTCATGGGGGCTCTGACGCTGTCTAACCGGTCGATGCAGGGCAGGCTCACCGCGACGGGAACCTGAGCCCTGTGAGATGCGGCGGCCGACTTGCGGGGAGCACGGCCGCCGTTTTCTTAAACCACCGCTCCCCGATGGAGCCAAAATGTCCGACACTGATAGCCCGGCGCTGGTTCGTTTTTATTCCGGCTGGGAGCGCGACGGCAACGGTCCCGACGGGTTGCCGTGCTTCCGTGAGACCGTTCGGGTCCGCATGGACCGGCCACCTTATCTTTCGGTCGAACGTCTTGCTGAAGAGGCCGATATTACTGACCATCCCCAGCCTTACGAGATGTATAAAAAGACTTGCGACGCCCGTAAGGAAATCGTCGGCTATCCGCTGGTGCTGTGGCCGGCATGCCCGCCCCACATCTTCCAGATGTGCGCGGTGCGCGACATCCACACCGTCGAGCAATTAGCGCAGCTGGTCTCAAAGAAGCGCCGCGCCGAGGCGATCAAGACCATACCGCCCGACATCGTCGAAATCGCCGACCGTGCGGTGAAGATGATCGATTTGCAATCGAGAGCGGGTCAGTACGAAGAATTGGTTACCGGTCTGCAAGGTCAGGTTGATGCGTTGAAGGAACAGCTTGAACAAGCCGTCGTCACCATCTCGACGCAGAAGACCACGATTGAAACCCTTAAGTTGAAGGCATTCGCCTGATGCCACGGCTATCGACGATCTTGCAAGTGGTTTCCGACGTATCGTTGGAGCTTGGTACTTCTCAGCTCCCGGTGCTGCAGGCGGTCGGCAGCGCCGATCAAGACATCGCGCAGATGACGGCGTTGATGCAGAACGTGGCGGACGAACTGTTGCTGGATCCGCCGTATCGCGACGCGCTTGGTGACGGCGACTGGGTGTATGACCCGAGTAATCTGGTGCGCAAGGCCCGGCCTACCCAGGATACCGACATCGTATTGTTCGACCCGCGACTTGCCGTCAACGGTCTCAAGTACCGTTTTTTGAAAGCCAAAGGTCTCGAATACGGCGAAGAGCAGAGGGATTTCATAGCGCGCCTCAACAAGATCGCCGCGCGTAACGCACCAGTGCTCGATCTCAATTCCGACGTGGGGCGTACCCAATGAGGATGATGCCGACCGAGTTCCTGAAGATACGCGACAAGCACGGCACCCCGACGCGCAGCAAGCGCAAGGCCTCCAGTCATGTCGCGCATATGGGCGCGCCGTTGAAGGGTCTTTCCCGTCTTGCCGCGCTGAATGAAGCCGACCCGCTGTTGGCGTCGATCCTGACCAACTTCGTGGTCGAGCAGGATCGCATCACGTTGCGGCCGGGCTATTTCACGATGGGCACCATCGCCGATGGTCGCCCGATTTCCACGCTGATCCCGTTCTATGGCGGCGGTTCGAGTTTCATCGCCGCTGCTGGTGACGGTCTTTTCAGCGCTAGCGGCACCCGGATCGGCACCCATTCCTACGGCAGCGATGCCTGGCAGTGGACCTCGTTCGCTGATCTGTCGCAGAAAAAGTATACCGTCATGGTCAACGGTATCGACGGCATCGTGGCGTGGGACGGCACCAATGGGTCGTTTCCAGCCTTGGACATGTCCGGGCACCCGGATGATTTCAAAGGCTACTTCGACGCCGATCCAAGCGGTTTTCAGAACGTCGAGGTCGACACTCACGCACTGCCGCCCGGTTTCACCGCGGCGAAACTCGACAAGGTGCTGGCGCACCAAAATCGGTTGTGGTTCGCCAACTCGACCGATTTGGCGGTGTATTACCTGCCGCTGCAGGTGCTCAGTGGTACCATGGGTATTCTGCCGCTCAACGCCTATTTCCGGCGCGGCGGCGCCATTCGGTCGATTTATACCTGGACCTATACCGGCGGCACCGGGATGGACAATCTGCTGGTGATATTCACCACCAACGGTGAAGCCGCGATCTATCAGGGCGCCGATCCCGATGCCGTGGATGGCAGTTTCAAGCTGGTGGGGGTCTATCGTTTCGATAGCCCGTTGGCGCCCAACAGCGTCGTCAATTACGGCGGCGAACTTTACGTGCTGATCTCGACCGGTCTGGTGCCGATGTCGACGCTGCTGAAAGCCGAGCAGGACAATCTGGGCGTCGCCGACCAGAACATCATGCAGGAATTCAGCGACGTCTCGAAGACCTATCGCGATGCTTTCGGCTGGAGTGTCATCGTCAACAGCCAGACCAACCACGCGATCTGCAACATGCCGATCGGCAGTGGCAAATACCAGCAATTGGTGCGGTTCATGCCGAACCCGATCTGGTCGAAATGGGTCGACGTGCCGTCGCGTTGCTGGGCCTGGCTGGACAACCACGCCTATTTTGGTTCCGAGCACGGCGTCATCTACCGCACCGGCCGTGAGTATCTCAATGACGACGGCGCGGCCATCAACGTCGATGTCCGCTTCGCCTGGTCGAGCTTCAAGAGTGTCGCCAAGAAGCAATTCAAGATGATCCGACTTTACATGATGTCGGACTCGATTCCGCAACCGTTCGTCGATGTCGAAGTGGATTACGAGACCATCGTCCCGACCAACAAGCCTGATGCCCCTGCGGTAAACACCGCCGGAAACTGGAATACCGCGACCTGGGATGTCGATGGTTGGGCGGTCGATGCGGTGCCGCGGCAGAAATGGCAAGGCGTGGTGGGGCTCGGGCGGGTCGGCGCTCCGCGCATCCGCGCCGCCTTCAAAGGCTCGACGTTCTCACTCACGGGTGCTGACGTGATCTACGAGGAAGGAGGCCTGATGTGAAGGTTTTCTTCGGTGATCTCCCAACTGACGCGCAGGACATGCTCACGAGGCATCTGCGCGTCGATTTTTCGCACTGCAGTTTCAAGGCTCCACGGTGGTTCTCGGCGTGGGCGCGCAACGAAAAAGGCCATGTCATCGGTATCTTCGCCGTCGAATTCCCAGTCTGGTTCGAGGGTAAGGTGACCGTTCTGGTGCTGGATCCGCGCTGTCTCTCACGCCGAGTCCTCCGCGCGATCTTCACCGCACTGTTCTCGCAAGTGAAACGGCTGACGGCCGAAGTCGAGCCGGATAATCGCCGCGCTTTGCACCAGGTGCAGCGGCTCGGCTT